CAATTGGCTTATTTGTACTAGTGTATATCCATTGATTTGCTAAGTTTTTAGATGTTCTTGAAACATCAAATCCTAATCCCATTGTTTTAGCAGGCTTGTTTAATAACATTGCAGATAATACAGCAAAGGGATAGTCTGAGCTTCTGCGCCATGCATTTTCAATAGGAGCATAATCACCAAACTTAAAATTCTTAGTTGTAGATTGTATTTGGAAGTCTCTAGCATATCTACTATTCAATGGTGATAGCAACGTGCCGGCACTGTTAACTGGAATAAAACTTGCTAATCCAGGTCTTACATAGTTAAGATTAATCCTAGTATTAAGCGGATCTGCAATACGACCTTCTTCTAAGTCTTTCCACATTACTAAGTTATCACCAGTGTACGGCGCAGGGCCGTAAACTGTATTCCACCAACTTGGCTTTGTAGTTAATCCTAGCATTTCCCAAGGATGAGTATGAGGACGATCTGTGTCAAATGATCTTACATACACCCCTCTCCAATAACCTGGATTTAAGTTGCCAGCCGGAGAAGTAGTATCAGAATAGTTAAATGTCCAATTGTTAGTTCTATCGTAAAATGTGTTATTTGTGTAAGTTTGGTTATTTAAATTTTGTTGCAGCCATTGCGTAAAGTCGCCAAGCATGGTATTATCAATTTCAGTTTTAGTGAATTCATTAGTTCTAAATTCGCCGCCGATAAATGTATTAATATTTAATCTATCAGTTGAATATTCAGATTTAATATTATTAAAAATTCTTTTTTCTAGTTCTAATAGTAATTCATCTCTAAAATCTTTGTATGCTTTAATGTAGCTGCCGTCGTGGCCTCTAATAAATGCAACACCTACTGGGTATTCATCAAGTTCAATGTTATCATTGCCAGCAAGAGTTGCTCCAGAGACCGGCATGTATAATATTTTGTTTAATCCTGTAAACGTATATGACTTTGATAATGCTCCTAAACCTGCTGCGCTTTTAGTTGTATACACAGGATAGAACCATCCTCTAGTACTAGTTGCACTATCTTCGCCGTATACTTTAAACGGGCCTGCAGTGTTTGGTTCAGTACCTTGTACAGTATCGTCAATTGTTAATTCAGGATAATACTTAGGATATAAGCCTAGCTTTGTAGGAGTAGGAGCAATAAAGCTGCCATCAGTATTATTATATTCGTGTACTTCAATTAAATCGTTTTCTACTTGTCCAGCACTAATTGAAACATATCCTGGAATATTAAAATTATAATCCTTGGTATGAGTTAATTGAATTTTATTTAAATAAACAGTTACACTTGTCGAACTTAACGTAGAAAGATTAAAACTTTCTGTAATTGGATACTCAGTTGTTCTTGAATCTAAAACTGTATAATCAATTTTATTAGATGATCCCAAAGGAATCATATCTGAAAAGTAAAAAGGCTGCGATTTTAATTTATCACTATTAACTGTTTTTAATATATAATCAACATGGCTTTTAATAGGGCCATCATATCCTAGTGTTGCCGCAGTATCTAAGAAAGTTTTCTTAAATCTTGAATACTCTTTTTTAGAATATTTTAATGCCTTTATAATATTATAACTTTTGTTAGTTACGTGATATAATGGTAAGTTAATTGGTCCACTATGCTTAACAAAACGTTTGCCGTAGCGATCTAAGTCGCCAAGATCGCGTAGGTTGCTTGGTCCAAGATATTTGCCAACGTATCCAGGAATATCTTCCAGCATACTATCAACGTGATCAATTACTTCGCCTAGTGTGAATTGATTAACATCATCGTTTAGAGGATTGCGTTCTAAGTTATACGGAAACTCGTAATAGCCATTAGAATTTTTAATAGTTTTACTATCTGTCTTAATTTTAATAACATCGGTAGCTACTAAATCTTTTACAAATGTAATAACTGCATTGGCTTTAGTTTTATCAATTATGTAATCATTATTAATTAATTGTAATTTATTGTTTACAAATACAACTACCTTTAAGTTAGCAATACTACTTGAATTATTATAAACGTCAATTTCAAAGTTATTAACTTGAATATTAGTTGCAGCATATTCCCGTATAACAAATTGTTTACTAATTGTAGGTGTGCTACTAAATCCGTTTACATATGCAAAATTAGTAAGTGTTTTATATTTCTTTAAATAGCCGCTTGATATTGATTGGTTAAATAAGTCTGTTTCTGTTTGGTATTCAAATGTGTCATTTAGTAAGTTAAAATCAAAGCAAATATCGCCCGAGTTATTAATAGATTTATAAGCTAATGCAAACCCTAATTCAGTATCTGCTGTTCCTTCACCAATGCTGTATGAAAATAGCTTAGATCCTGTAAATGTAGTTGAGCCATAGTAAGTTGTGTCGCTAAAACTATTACCGTTTGTATCAAACACTTCAAACATTGGAGGTTGGTTACGTGTTGTCTTTGCCTGAGCAGCAGTCCATTTAGTATTATGATAGTGGTAACTTTTACCTGCATTTTTAGTACCTTGTGTAATTAATACAGTTTCAAGATCTATTGGCAATGTGTCAGTAGTTTCAATTAAACTTATCTGTCTATTATTTCCAATTTTAACAAATTTAACTTGATAAATTTTACCACTAACTAGAATATCAGTATCTGCTGTAAACAAGATACGCATGTTATCAGCTAAATCAATGCCGTCAATATTATAGCCAATTTGACCTTCAATTGTACTAAAAACATCTGTAGTAAATGTATCAACTAAATCAACATCTTGTTTGGCAAACGCTCCAAAGTTATTTAATTTCAATCCTGCTTCAAATTCAATAATAGGGCGTTTTGCACGAGAAGTTTCATCTACATCTCTAGATAGATTATTAAATTTATAGCTTTGTAAAATTACATCTTTATGATGCCATCTATTATACCGGCTCCATGCATTTCTATCCGGAGATGCTCTATTAACAACAATGTAATCTTTATTAGTTGCGTTTGCAGTTGCGTCACTGAATGGCAATGTATCAAATTTATCACTATCAAATGCAATACGTTTAATTTCACTATATGCTGCTGGAATAATTAAATCTTTATCTTTAATTAATTTAATCTTGGCGCCGACACCTTCAACATACCAATCATCAGTGTCATACTTAATTGGTAATACATCGCCTTGGAATCTAATTTTCATTCCGTTTGATAATTCAACACCATTAGAACTTTTATAAGTTTTCTTACCAATAATGTCTGTCCCTACATCTAAGAACGAATTTTCTTCAACATCGTAAATTCTAATTTGTCCGCTAGTATCAACTGCGTTTTTACTAATGTAGTATAATCTATCAGGTGAATTAAAAGGAATAGTAAATTCTATTGTACCTTTTTCAATATATGCTACAGCTACTTCTTCGCCTTCTTCACCTAACTTGCGAATACCATCCGGATAAAATGTCGAAACATTATCATCATCTGCAAATGTTACGCTGCCTCCGCTTGGAAGAATAATGTAGTCGCCTTGGTCATATTCATTACCGTAAAGTACTGCATCGAATAATCCATCAGCACGTAAACCTTCTGTGCCTGCTGTTAATATAGCAGTACCGGGTGTAAATGTTCTACTAATAGCAATAGCCATTGGGTGACCAGGTGCATTAATTTCAAAACGATATGTTTGTCCACGGTATAATTTTAATTTAGGGTTACGTGTTAACCCATCATTAAAAACATAGGCAATATTGTCACCTTGATCTTCTGTAGTAACAGTATATGTACTAACAATATCTCTGCTCTGTCCTCTTACAGGAATACTAATAGGACCATTTGGCATCCAATAATATTCACGGAAGTTTACAAATTTGTCCCAATCAATATTTGGGTTCCATGCATAAGTTTCTTGGCTGTTTAAACGACTGTGGTTATTTATGTTTGCACCAAATACATCAAGTTGACCGATGTAGTCATTATAATCTTTATAAAAAGTTACGTTGTCATAGGTGTCTTTAATAACTGTTGCAGGTTCTAGCTGATAGTTAGTTCTGTCAGTAGTTACATCATCAACATAATTATCAGTAGATTTATATGCTTTAGCAGTTGTTCTGCCATAATAACCATTTATCTTTTCCGCAACGCCAGGCTGTATAAGTTGATCAAGTGTGCCTTGTAAAAACTTTTTATTAGCTTGAGTTCTAAAGAACTTTGGTAAAAAATCACTTGCAGTAATTTTATTATTCTGTCCTGGAACAGGTAGTGCGCTTTCGTTCTGATCATTTTTAGCCATTAGTAACTATATCCTCCACCACTAGAACCACTTGATCCTGAACCACTTGATCCCGAACCGCTTGAATTTGTGTTTAGCCCGCCGCCTAGTGACAACGTTGTTGCAGGTGTCGATGCACTGCTTGATATTCCTGATGTTATGCTAGTTGCAACAGTGTTAATTACTGTTCCGCTAGCTTGTAAATTAGTTGCTGTTAATTGGTCTATAGTTTCGATATCACTCACCTTCGCTGCACTTGCAAATATTTCATCTGGCTCACTCTTTATTTCAAATAGACTACCAAACGATTGTGTTGTTTGGCGCGGTATTATAAGTATACTTACCAGTTTAGGAGACAGCTGGTTTATGATATAGGCACTAAGTTCTTGGAAGTAAAATGTCTCGCCAAAGTCCCAGTTTTCGATATCAAAAAACTTATTAATTGCTTCAATAATTTCAGATTTAAGTTCGTTGTCATTAATAACCATACTAGCATTTTTAACAATTTTAAACTTAACTTGTAAATCAGGAGCAGCTTTATCACCAAACAATATTTTATACTTTACAGGATGATAAATTACTTCATCACTAATACTTTTTATTTTGTTTATTTCAGTTCCGTAGCTTCTAAATAATTCATCATTACTCGGCGGCTTAGGCTGTGTTAAAAGTACCCCAGTAATATACTGTTTTACCTGAGTGTCGTACGCTTTAGATAAAACATATGTATCGATAATATTACTTGCACTCGGGTCAATTCTATAACCACTATCAGCAACGTGAATGTAATGGAACTTTAAGTCTGCTCTTCCAAAGTATGCCTTATACTCTGTGTTAATTTCTGTATTGTTTAGTAGTTTATTAAGCTTCCTAAAAATACCTTCATCAATTAAGTAAAAAATTTGTCCTTCTAAACGTGTGCTATACGGAGCAATAGCTGCTTCGTTTTGTATTACTATTATTTCAGCAGTTGTGTTTGCAAAATACTTAAAGTCTTCAACGCCGTCAGTTGTTGTATATTTCTTTTGGAATATTAGTTTGTTTTTTGTAAGAATAGTTGTATCTTCTTCGCCGACAATTTGCTCAAAAATATCAGGATCATCAACTACACCGTCGTCATCAAGGTCAATAAACTGAACTTGAATCTTACGACTATCTAAGTATCCTTCAGAATCTCTATATGCATCAGTAATTGTCCAGTTAAAATCAGTTGTGAACGGAGATAATTCTCCAGGCTTACGATTAATATTTAGAATGCCAATTTTATCTCTAACAATCTGTCCTGTTGTTGGATCATAAATTTTATCAGCAGCATCAAAGAAGAATCTAATTTCTTCTGCGCTTTCCATTACATATCTTAAATTGCGGTATGTAATTGTGTATTTTTCGCCGTCTGTTTTGAAGTATAACATCCAACTTGCATCAAGATTTTCTCCAGTAATATCACCGGCTTTACCTGTAGCAAATGAACTAAGAGTGTTAATATCTTCTGCTAATATTAGTTTCCACTGTCTATCGTATTGGTCATATCTTAATGCAAAATCTTTGTACTCAAATGTTTGGTCAATTAATTGAGTCTTTATGTCATTAATTAATACTTTAGAATAATTTGGTATTACTTGCTGTAGTATTGCGCCAGTCGGTATAACATCGTTTACTGCAATAGGTGCAATTCCGTCTTCATCTATTGTAGTACCGTCGCCTGTTACAGTAATTACTTTACACCATTTATAACTTGTTTTACCTAGATGGTCTCCGCCACTGCCGTCTTCCATTAATGTACCGTCTGCCATAAAATGCTTGCCAGTAGGAGCAACAAATTTTAACATTGTTCCTGCTTCTAGTAGCCGCAAACTAGTTGCAGTAAATGTTCCAACAGTATAAGCATTATTATCAATGTCTTGTAATACGCCTAATGTTTGATTTGTAGTAGTGTTAGCTGTCGATGTAGACCATGTTGCATTAAGATCGCTAACAATAATCTTTGGATATTTTGCAAGATAAAAGTTTTGTGCATTTGTACTACCTAATATATTTTCGACGGTATTGTATATAACACCTTCAATATCAGTCTGTGTTGAAAATGTAAATGATTGTTTTTCGACAAACTCTTCTTTATAAATTACACCGTCATCTGCAAATAAACTTGTGTTTGAATATTTACCGCTGGCATCTTTTAAATCAAAGAATCGACTTATACCACTTGAAATTCTGTTTGAACTTTTAGTTTTAATAATGTCTTGACTAATTGCTAAAGGACCAATATTGTAATCTTCGCCAGTAATTAATCTATTTTGTGTGTAATATGTTGCTGGTGCATTTTGTTTAATTTCTGTATTAGTTTCCGTTCCAGTGCCGTTACTAACTGTGTAATTTAATTTTAATCCAACTGTAAGAGTTTGTTGTGATCCGTTTCTTGATTGATACGGGATGTCAATACTAACTGTATTAACTGCGCTAGGAGTAATTACACTACGTAGATTATTACTAGTTCTATAGTACGATCTAAAGTTGCCTGCTGGTAGGTTTCCAAAGACACCATCACTAAAGTTTAAGTTAATTCTGTCACCGATACGGGTAGTTACAGCAAATACATCTCTAGTTTTATTAAACAAACTATTATAGATAACATTATTGCCTTCAGTAGAGTCAATTTTTGTCCACTCACTGCTTTCAAAACCTGCGCTGTTTAGTGCAAACAACCATACATCACTATCGTTAATATTTTCAGCGTCAATTTGAACTGCTTGGTTTGGTGTTGGATTACTTACTGCAAAATTTCCTGTCTCAAGTTTGCCTTGACGGAAGTGCATAAAGAATCCAGTATTATTACTACCTGGGCCTTGGCCGTCATCTCTAAACAAAAATGCAGGACTGTTGCCAGGCAATGGTGCTTCTTCTGCAATACTGTCACCTGCAATATCTGTACTTACAACTTCAAAACGTGTACTCACGCCTTCAATACGTTTAGTAAACGGGTAAATTGCTTGTCCTGTATTTGTAGCCTGTAATCGATATTTTTGTGTTTGTACATCTGCAATTAGTGCAGTTTTTAAAGGGTTGCCAATTGAGTTAGACAACGGTAATGCCGAATTCATAATCTTAACAAACTGTTCAAAATAACTTGAGTTAGTTTGGTCATTCCACTTAACAGTAATACCTGCCATGTTTAAACCGTTACTATCTAAAATGTTTTCAGTTGTTTTAATTGTGTCAAATTTAAGCAAGCCGTTAGCTGCTTGATTGCGTCTTGGATTGTAAGATAGCATACGTGCTAGACGTAATACACTTTCTCTGCGCTCTGCTGTTTCAAGGAAGTTTTCACGAGCGTTTAAATCAATACGGAATGATAAGTTTTGCCCAAGGAAAGCAATCATATCAATTAGCGCAAGGTATTCACTCGATTCAATGTAATCGTTAAAGTCTTCTGGATAGTTTTGACGCAAATAGTTAATCATTGTGCGTCTTAGGTTATCAAAATCGTAGCTTTGGAAATCTGCGTTCCTAAAGCTTTGGTAAATTCGTTTCCAGTCCTCAGCTACTAATAGCCTGGACTGTCTATCATTTGAAGACATATCATTTTCCTTGTTTACTAATGTATTTACCTGAAATGATAATGTGTGTATTTAATTTTTAAATTTAAAGAAGTCCGTTTTCTTTGTCAAATTTAAAGCGCAATTGGTCTGTAATACCAAATGGAAGCACTTTTATAGTACAATCAATTTGTATGCCTTGCTCATAAGTGTCAATTTCAATATTACTTGCTTGTATTCTAGGATCGTAATTAATAATACTAGTAACGTCTTCAATTATTGCTTCTTGTACATCTATGGTAAACGGTTCGTATAATAAATCCCAAATAATTGTGCCAAATGTAGGATCACTTAATTTTTCAGTTTGACGTATGTGGAAGTGATTAATTAGATCTTGTTTAATAAGCTCGTAGTCATAGATGCTAAAACTTTTAGTAGTAGCAACTGTTGAAAATCCTCGGTACTTCCTTCCAGTATCTGCAACTTGCACAGGCTGGCTTACTGTAACACGCTTATAAAGATTTTTTTCTAATTGGCTCATACTATATTTACCTTAATTAAACAGCACCACGATGCGGTACTACTGATGCTGTACCTGCACTATTATCTGTTGGGTCTGATGTCGGAGGATTTGCTTGTGCAATTAGAATTTCTTGCTCTAATGACTTAATTGCATCAGCTTGTTCGTTATGGAATCTATTAACAACACTTGCCCTAATAGCAGAACTACTAGATTTAAAGTAACGCAATCCGTTTTGAGATCTATTTTCGCTATATATTGCTCTAATTAGTGCTGCATCAGTTGGCTGAGTGTTAGTAACTTCATTAGGTGGAAATCCAAGAATAGCAAGTGCTCGTTTAAACACTCTATTGCAGCCGCCAGTGCCTAAATGTATTGCCCTAGACCAAAGTACGTTTTGAAGTGTTAACGACCGCTGAGATATATCAAGAGTAGTACTTCTTAGAACTAATTTTGCAGCGGGTGTAAAGTATGCTACTATTGCATATTCGTGTTGTGATTTTGCGCCTGCTTCTGTTGCCATTACTTGAACCCAAGCAGCTTTATAAGCAGCAGTACCTGCTTTTGCTGCTGATGCTCCCCCGGCTGCTTTTAATGGTGCATTTATAGTTGGGTATGCAGTTGCTAACCATTGTTGAAATTCATTCATTACACCTTTGTTTGATGCAAACTGGTATGTACCATAACTAAACCCGCCGGTGTAATCCCAACCAATAGATGCAGGATTTCCTCTTGATTCGTATCTTGCACTTAACGATCCTAATTCTGGATTAAAGTCAAAGTCGCTGTTATAATCGCCCGGAGCTACAGGTGTTTGGCCGTTGCCAGCACCTCTTGAAAGTATGCCAGTACTAATATTTCCACCGCTTCCGAATGCATATGCACTCTTTCCTCGACCTTGTAAATTTTTGTCAAATGTGTCTGGAGTAACTATACGATCTGCTGAAGATAGCGAGCCAGGTGATTCTCTATCTGTTTCGCCTTTCTTAAAGGATAACGGAGCCATGTTTTCGTGATGAGGCCAAGGTTCGTGTTGCGGAGACCTTGGCGTTATTGATTGAAATGACCCAATTTGGCCACCTGATCTAATGCGTGGTAATGTAAGTGTTTCAAGTGGTATAACTTGCTGTGCAGTATTTGCCATCGAAGCTGTTGGTCCATTCATATGCACATATGTTGCTGTTTCTCTATGCTCTTTAGTACTGTTAATATGTGTTGAACCGCCAGCTGTTAATCTATTATCTTGACCTGTTTTAATATGTAATGATTTTGTTGTATCGATATATTGTGATTCTTTTACTTTTATGTGGTGATTTTTATCTACAGTAATTTTACTGTTTGCTCCGACTTGCAAATTAAAGTCTTGCTTAGATTCAATTTGCACCCTACCGCTAGTCCGGTCATCATGTCTTCCGGCGGCCTTAATATTAACGTTTCTGCCTGCTTCCATGTTTATATCGCGTTCAGCAGTAATGTTTAAATCATTTTCAGTCATAATACTAACACTGTCTTGCGCATGAATATCAATTTTACCATCACTGGTCATTTCAATCCAAGTTGTTCCTCTAGCGTTACCTATATAAATTAAGTCTTCGCTGTTATTCATTAATATTTGATGACCAGTTCTAGTACGTATACGGAATAACTCGTTTTGCGGAATAGTAGGATCTCCGCCTTCTTCTTTAGCACCTTTGTTTTTATATATAGGCGGACCATCTTCTGCATGAGTTGCACGAATAAATCTTTCGTCGCCGTCGTCCATTACAAATGATGTTCCGCCTAGTCTATTAGCCGGAATAGAAACTTTTCCCTTTGATGTACCAATTTCAACTTTTGGATGACCGTCTCTTCGATCTTTAGGACCTGGTGAATTAATTCCAAATACCATACTAGGTACTTCTCGCCTAGCACTAGTTGTAGTTGTTCCCCTAACTTCATCACTTAACAAACCTTGTATTTCAAGTGTTTCTGTAAAGTCTTTATTATAAGGCTTTTTAAATAAAGTAGGATCTACCTTTGATCCTGTTTCAAGGGTTTTATTATATTCCCCTACTGGAAGTTTTCTGTCTAGCAATGTACCTGGTGTAATATCTGTTGTGTTCTGTGTTGCTGCTTTGCCGTCAGGAACCATAAAGTTCATATAGTCTGCAGGTATACATCCAATCCAATAACCAAAGTTTGCATTGCCTTCTGCAAATATTACAAGAACTTTTGTTCCTACATCAGGCGGCACCATCCACATGCCGTAACTTTTTTGTGTATGCTCGAATCCATCATTTGCACTAAGTGCAGCATTTGGTGTTACTCCGTAAAATGGACTGAGGTATCTTACATTTAATAATTGTCCTGATTTTTCTGGTGTGCCACCTGAAGAAGTATATCGTAATAACTCTACAGTTAGTCCGCCCATGTATTGCGAATCAAGATTATTAACAACAATTGCTTCATACGGTCCTGAATCTTTAAATCCAGTAGTTTGCTGATTTGTTGTTCTTGTATATTTTCCTGTTGCCATGTTTATTGTGGTCCTGTTAATGGTTGCGATGCTGCGGTTTTACTCGGTCCAGAATCAGGTGTGTAAACTTTTTTACCTTTATTAAAGTCGTATCTATCAAATCCGGGTGTCAGTGGTGCATATATGTATGCGCTAGGAGTAACAACTTCGGCCGCTGCTGATCCGGCACCAGATGAGGTTACTGTAGTAGGTGCGGTTTTTGTCGGATCTGCTCCACTAATTTTTGCGCCAAGTTCAGCAGCTTTTGCATCTTTTAAAATTTTGTCTTGGTAAACTTCAGCTTTCTGTGTCATAGCTTCTGGATTAGCCGGTAAACAATCTGGTAGCCTAGTTACTGCTCCGGGCTTAGTATTATTAGCTGCTGCATCCAGTGATCCAATGCCTACCATGTGCCTTAACTGTTCTGGAGTAGCTATATCGCCAACTTTTAGTTTGTCGATACTTTCAGACATACCCGAAGTTGGACCTGATGGTAAGCTTCCTGTTGTAGCTATTGCTGCCGCCTGTGCTTTTGCGCTATCAATGCCTACTTGTACATCATATTTGTCGGCAGGCGTTTGAGTGGCTGCGCCAAAGGCTGTGATTCCACTTTCTGTTTGTACTCCAGCGGCGCCTGGTTTCGTTGTTGTTACTGTTGTCGTACGCACATCGTAAACTTTGCTCTCAGTTGTTTCTATTACAGTACCAGGACGATTATCATCACTACTTTCGTCTCCGACAAAGATAGGAATAGTTTGCCATGTTGAGGCATGAATCATGCCAGGTAACGGCAAATTATTTGCTTTAAGTATTTCCGGCCAAGTTAATTCTGGATTATCAGACTGTGCTGAGGCTAAGTATCTTTGTAATATTTCTGCATATGCTCCGAAGTCAGTCCCGTCATCCAGATCCCCCGGAAACCACACAACATAGTATTGCTTATTTGCCTGCCAAATTGCATTGCGGAATTCATTGTCAATTACCATAACTATTCTAGGAGATCGGTCAGGAGATGCTACATCCGCAGCATTAGCAATTAAATCATCATAATTTTGAAATGTCCACATGCCTGTAGAGTTTTTCCACGGACCATTTGGATTGTTATCAACAGCGTTTGACACATCAACTTGACCAGATATCTCTTCTGGCGAATTGTCTGGGTGGTCTTCCATTATGTGCCTCCTAATAAGTGTAAAAAGTTAACACTAGTATTTACAGCAGTACTAGTATTATTCTTTGCAAATCCGAACATTTCTATGTGCCTCCTAATAGTGAACTAACTTTAGATTTTGCGGCGCCAGATACACTAGCAATTTTTTCATTTGCAGCAAGAGAAGCTGTTACTGCATCAGTTGCCTTTTGTCCTGCTGCAAGTCCAGCTTGAAGTGATGTTTGTCCGTATCCGCCTGCGGCTGCGGCACCAATACCTCCAATTGCATCACTAGCTAGTGAGCCGATGGCAAGTCCTCCTACGCCGCCTACTTTGCTTGCTATTGCACCAAATGCTGCATCTTGTATTGCACCTTGTATTATACCTGGAATAACTTTGCTTAAATCCGCAACAGCAAGACCATCTGGAACTATTTTTGCAAAGCCCTTGGACATCTTATCATTAATCATTGATTCTAACTTAGCGGTTGCTATTGCCTTCATTTCTTCTGCAAGTTTTTCAATTTCAAATTCATCTATTGCCGGTGTTAACTCGTCTGTACTAATATTATCATAACTTCCTGGTGGCATACAATCAATACCAGGACGCTGATTACCTACTGTGCCATCTGAAGTAACTGTTTTAGGTGCTGGTCCGTCAGCGTCATTTGGTTGTATGAACATTTTATTCTTACTTGATGTTGCTTCGTCGTCTTGCCCTTTCATGCGTATCATTTTAATATTCTGCGTAAATTTGCCAGATGCAAAACGATTAATAACTGATATTACTTGGAATAAACCGCTAAATCCTGTAACAATTTGCGGCAACTCCATAGTTGCACCGCTAACTTGGTAATCAAAAGGAGTTCTAAAATTAACATTAACAAAAACAGGACCTTGCTGGTATGGCATTGTACCATCTACAGTCATATTAGGTGCTTTTAATGCTGCTACATAGTTTCCAGACTCTTGCGGAATAAAATAAGGATCGCCCATTATTTCCATTTCAGCACTAACCATATCTACATTCATAGTTGTAATTTTATCATGAAACATTTCTGCAATTCTAATACGTATATCATCACTAGATGTAGCTGTGTGAACCGCAGAGCTGTTTACTAGCTGTGCTCCACCGGCTGCATCGTCCATTGTGTTAGCATCGCCCGCAGTAAACCCGGCGCCGCTTGGCGTATTATCTGTTGCGGTTTTTTTAACGTCTACATCTCTTGCCGGAGCCGGAGTCATACCCAAGTCTGCATGAGCTGACATCATATATGCATTATTAAAGTTAATATCAAAAGCTAAAACGTCTTCGTTCTTTCCAGTATAGATATAGTTGTATTCTTTAGCAGCAGCTTTTTTAAGTCCTTGCAGATTTTCGGCTCGCTGATTTCCAGACATTGTAATATTTTCAGGAACTTCATATTCAATAACACTAAAAACATAAACTTTTGGTCTACGTCCCATAGTGTTATCTGTTAGTGCATTTTCGTCTAAATATACCTGTGTTTCAATTCTAAACCATTTATTTAAACCGTCCCTTGCACCTTTAGTTGAATTTTCAATACAAAATCTAGATTGCAAAACTATTTTTTCAATAATATTAGTAATCTGTTCGCCTTGATTAAACTGAAACTCTCTTGCTTTATCTGCAGGCTGTATTGCTTCAGATGTAGTATCAACTCTACCGTATTCGTCATATGAACCGCTTTGGCTAGCTGCTGCTGTCCTTCCGGGCGCATTGGTATCTTCATTAAGAGTAGCAGTGCCAATTGAATTCATCTGCGTAGTATCTTCGGCAAGTGTTTTAAGTACAGCATACATACTAGATGATTGTTTAATAGTTATAACTTTTTTTTCATACGACAGATTCAACATAGAGTTGCCTCCTATTGCACCTCTGCGCTGTTCTTCTTGTTCTTGGGGTGATGTAGTAAATGCAGTTTCAGTAATAGTCTTGCTTGCTAGTGCATTTTGTATTGTGTCTCTGTCTTTTGGAAATGCTATAATATATCGATCATATGGAGCAAGTGCGCCTGCTTCTTCTAGTCCTTCTATGTGACTATTAACAGCACCTGTAATAGATAAATCATTAGTTTCAAGTACTTCATGGACAAATAATCCAGTTGCAGTTACTGATGTTTTAGTTTGATTAATGTTATCAGCTAACCCAGTTTCGCTCATTGGTATTGCTGATACATTATAGCTACTACCTGAACCGGAAACTTTAAAGTCCATATTAATTATTTGAATAGGAATAAACATAGGGCGTTCTATAAAATTTGCCGGAACGCCTGTCATTCCTCCATCTTCATTCCACCCTGCAAAGTCAATTTTTAAACAAAACGGAGCCTGTGCATAACTATCGTATCCTGCTTCAAATGCTGACCCAATAAGTGCTTGTACAAAATTTCCCATACTGTACGGTTCAACTACTGTAAACGCTAACGAAGTACCTGACGTTATTCTAGTTTTAGGATTAGGAGCAACTACTGCTT